TTGGCGCACGTCGGTGTCTACAACGACATCGCCATGCGGGTTTCGATGCAGTACAGCATCGCCAACGGCGGCACGATGGTCAACCTCGACATCCTCGCTGGCGTGGCCATCCTGGACACCAACCTGGCCGTCGTTCTGCAAGGCTAAGCCCAGCGCTGGTCCACCTTGGACCTTGACGCTGTACATCTAGCAAGAAACAGGTATGCCCGCCCGGAGCAATCCGGGCGGGCAGCCTTCTCTTACCGAAGGAATGGAGGCAACGGCGATGACCTGTCTAATCGCGGATGTCACTTTTACCGAGATTTTCCCATTGCTCAAGCAATACGGCCCGCTGGTCCTGGTGGTTGTGTTCCTGCTCTGGCAGGGATGGAACCGTGAGACCCGCATGGGCAACCGCATCGACCTCTTGGAAGACGAGCAACGGAACGTGCTCCTGCCGATGGTCGAGCGCTGCACGGAAGTCATTACGCAAAACACGAACGTCATGGAGCGGCTGGAAAAGGCCCTCGACGAGCGCTTCGACTGCCCCCTGAAGCATACCTGCGCACACGCGAAACCGGAGTAGAGGGCCGACATGAAACCCCCTTACAACTACGTCACGAATCAAAACGTCTCGGCGAACATTTATGCCATGAAGCGGCAGTATGGGGCGCTAATCCTGATTCGCCGGAAGACGATGGCTGACGCCGATCCCAAGACCGGCGTAACCAGCCTCGCCATTCAGACTGTGCGGATACAGCGGGCGGTGGTTTTGCAAGGGGTGGTCACGAGAGACGCCAAGCAGAGTATCTCGCTTATCACGGCCCAGAAGCAGATGGTTCAGGGCGGCGGCTTCGACGTAGGCAAGCGGACCTTCATCATCGACCGCAAAGATGCCCCGCGCGGCTACACGCTGCAAAAAGACGATTGGATTGTCTTCGACAACAAGCACTACGACATCGACACCCTCACCGAATACGAATTCAGCACTGCTTGGGTCGTTATCGGCAAGGAACTGCGCGGTCGTGTGGAGGGCATGGATACCTATCATCTGACGGCCACGAACGCCCTGACGCTGGCTGACACCGGCACCAATCCATAGGAGACCCGACATGAGTGTCAATCCCAATTGGACTCGCTGGGTCTTCGCCTCGTTGGCGACGATGTTGAAGAGCCTGGCGAAGGAGTGCCAATTGCCCTGCCTTGTGGAGGGCCTCGACGAACGCACCACGGCCTTCATGGAAGCGACTGACCGGGTGGAAATCCGCATCACGGGACCGTTTACGCGGGACTTGAGCAACAACTACTACGAACTCGGCGTCGATGCGAACGCCCTCTTCATCAGTCGTTACGAGGACGGCAAGAACAAGTACGCCATCCTCGACGCCATCGGCAAGTTTCAAGCGGCCCTGGATGCCCCCATTCCCATTTTCAAGTACGGCAGTGAACCAGGCGACGATGAAACCGTCTGCATCGGCGTCATGGAGCCCCGCAAGAATCGGGGCGAGGCAGTGCGTGTCATGCACTTTGGGCAGGCGGACTTGACCAATCGTATCAAGCAATCCTTGGTGGATGCTCGGTATCTCTTGTATCTCTCCAACGACGGGCAACCCTACGTCTAGGCTGCCCGGCATCTTAACAATAAAAGAAAGTAGGCACTCCAATGGCACGTATTGAACTACGATACTGCACCATCATCCTTCAGGACGGTCTCGGCCTGCCCGGCTCGGATGGCGTCACCATGCCGACCGCCAAGGTCGCCACCACGGCCGCCGCCGCAAGCGCGACCTCGCTCACGCTCAACGACGTGGTGATTCCCCGCGCCGCAGTCACGACCAAGGTTCCCGTAGGGGCTCGCTTCACGCTGGCCTCGGAACTGGGCAACCCGATTCACGTCGTCACGGCCCGCACGATGGACACGACCGGCCTGATTACGACCGCGATTACCTTCTCGCCGCCCCTGGTGGCGGCCACGACCGCCTACGCCATCGGCGACGTGCTCACGATCCTCTCGCAGCAGTTGGAAATCAAGATCGGCGAAGGCAACTGCACCTACACCGAGAAGAAGGAGTACAAGTACGACCTGGAGCGCGGCAACTTGGACGCCGTGCGGGAAGGCAACGAAGTCCCCGTGGACATGAAGTTCGAGTGTGTCTACGAGCACATCACCACGGGCACGGGCGAGCAGCTTTGCCCGATGGACGCCCTCAAGGGCGAGTACGGCGCGGCCGAGTGGGTCACGTCCGGTCCCGATCCGTGCGAACCCCATGCCGTGGAAGTGACCATCACCTACACGCCGCCTTGCTCCGGTCAGGACATCGAAATCACGTCCTTCCCCGACTTCCGCGTGGAGTCCAGGGAAATCGACTACAACAAGGCCATGATCTCTTGCAACGGCAAGTGCAACATCACCGAAGCCGTTGTGTCTCGCGTGCCGCAAGCCGCCTAACGACTCCCCGATCCTCTGAGATCGGTTGACCCGGCCTAAAGGACCGGGCCTTGATATGCAGCGCCGGCACCGGTGCCGGCGCTGCCCTCTCTGTTTTTCTTTTCTTTTCACCTATTCATTGCGAGGGAGAAACGCACATGAAGATCGCTGGTATCGACCCCAATAGTCTGTCTCGTGAAATCCTCTTGGTTCTGCCCCGTGGCGAATCGCAGATTGTCTTCCGTGCCAAGGGCCTGAAGGACATGAGCGAGTTCACCGCCATCTGTCCGTTGCCCAAGCCACCGGGCAAGCTGACCAAGGACGGTTTCATTCCCAACAACAACGACCCCACCTACCAACAGGTCTTGACCCAGTGGAGCACCAAGCGTTTGGGCTTCATGGTCATCAAGACGCTGGAACCCACCGAGATCGAGTGGGACACGGTGGACATCGCCAACCCGGCGACGTGGGGCAACTGGGAAAACGACCTGAAGAGCGCTGGCCTCAGCCAGTTCGAGTGCAACCGTGTGACCGGCCTCGTGCTGGAAGCCAACAGCCTCGACGACGACAAGATCGAAAAGGCTCGCGCGGTTTTTCTTGCTGGTCAGGAGCGGGCAGCCGTAAACTCCTCTGGCCTTCCGACCGAACAGGCGAGTACACCGTCTGGGGTGCCTGCGAACGGCTAGGGATTCTGCCGCCGGGCGTCCAGCCGGCCTGGGACGATTGCGGTACTGAGGCTCAAGCCTTGATTATCGCCTACCACCAGACCCGGAGTTACGACGAATCGGAACGGGATGCCGCAATGGCAGGGGCACGGATGCCCTAACGCGGAGGCTTCTGACCATGAAATTCACGGGACAAATCGCCGCACCACGGATTGATCTCATTGGCTACCGCACGGCCTTGGACAAGGCCATGCGGGAAGCCATTGCCCAGGCCGTCATGGAATGGCTCAACAGGGTCTTGGAGGAGATTCCCGACTGGACCGGCGCGTCCCGCGCCACGTTTGTAAAACTTGCCAGCACGATCGGCATGAATGTCACCCACAAGGACACTCGTTCCTTCATGGGGGACAGCGCGAGCCAGGGCAAGTTGAATCTCAATGAACCGCCCGGCCACTACACGTTCACCTATCAGACGAGTTTGCCGCACCTGATCTGGAACGAGTACCACGACGCGAACACGGACCCGGACCCGACGAAGTACCCACCGCCCGCCAAGTTGTGGAAGCCCGGTCCTTACGAATTCCAGGCCAAGGGCCTGATGGCGTTTGTCAATTTCGCCAAGTCCGTTGACTTGCCGAGTGTCGCCCCATTTATCACGTCTACGAAGATCACGGTGTAACACTATGGCAGACGAAATTCTCTCGACACTCGGCTTCAAGTGTGACGATGCCATCGCGGCGCTGGAGAAGATGGACCAGAAGATGAACGCAATGGCGGGCACCTTCGGTTCGTTGACCGAGGCCATGTCCGACTGGAATGCCAGCGCCGCCCCCACGATTGAATGCTTCAAGGCGATTGCCGAGCACGCCAACAATGCGGCGGCAGCCGTGGCGAAGCTCAATGCCAACATGCGGAAGACGGGCGGCAGCGGCCAAGCCGCACCACCCCCGCCTCCACCCCCGCCCGAACCCTCAAAACAACTCTGGCTGCCGCCCGGCGTCAAAGAAGAGATCGAGGCCATCAAGCCGCCGATCAAACAGGTCGGCGAGGAACTAGACAAGACCAAAGCCAAGGCAGGCGGTTTCACCGTCAGCCTGCAAATGCTCTCGCGGATCGTGATTACCCAGGCCATCGTGCGGGCGATCAGCGGCATTCGGGATGCCATCAGCGAGGCCATCACGTCCAACATGGAATTCCAGAAGCGGATTTCCGAGTTGAACTCAATTATGGCTGGTCCCAAGGAAAACATGGACGGCCTAAAATCCAGCGTTGCCGCCCTCGCGGTGGAATTCAACTTCCCCATCAGCCAAGCGGCCGAGGCCGAGTACCAGGCCGTATCGGCTCAATTCACGTCCACCGCCCAGCGCGCCGACATTATGACCGCTTCCTTGAAGCTGGCCAAGATCGGCTGCATGGAACTCAGCACGGCGACGACCCTCATTGCCGCAACCTTGAATTCCTACGGCATGTCGTCCAGTCAGGCGGAAACCGTAGCCGGCAAATTCTTTCAGACGATCCAGGATGGCAAGGTGCGGGGAGAGGAACTTGCCTCGTCCCTGGGCAAGGTCATGCCCGTGGCGTCCGAATTGGGCGTGAGCATTGATGAAGTCACCACGGCCATCGTGCAGTTGACCGTGGCCGGCGTCAAGGCCCCTGAAGCCTCAACCTCATTGCGCAGCGCCTTGATGGCCTTGATTAAGCCGTCCGCCGACTTGAAGAAGGAACTCCGCGAACTTGGTTTCGACTCCGGCGAGCAGATTGTTGCCGCCTATGGCCTGTCCGGCGCATTGGACAAATTGCGGGACTCGACGGACGGCACGATTCAATCGGCCGTGAAGCTCTTCCCCAACATCCGCGCCCAGAACACGATTCTCCGCGAGACGGGTGATTATGCCAGTAAGACGGCCAAAGAGTTGGAGAAGATGCGGGCCGCCAACGCCGAGTCGTTGAACAAGGCGTACAAGATTTTCATTGACACCAATGCGGAAAAGGTTTCCGCCGACCTGAACAAACTGAAGGTCTGGATGACGACCGACCTGGGGCCGACTTTGGTAAATGCGGTCGCCGGTTTTCTTTCCATGACGGGTGGCGTCGGCACGCTCACGTCTGCGATCAATGCCCTGGTAGGGCCGCTAGCAGCCGCCGGCGCACTGTTCGTGACCTACATTGCGTATTGCAAGGCGTCCGCGTTTGCTACGGAATTGCTCGCCGGCAAAATTACCCTCTTGGGCGCAGCGGCCGGTGCCGCCACTATGGTCCTGGCGGCCTACGCTGCGATCAGCTTGGTAAACGAGAAGAACAAGGCGTCTCTCGACCAGGCCCTTCAAGAGTTCGACCGCACCACGAAGGAGATTAACGACAAGAAGGATGCCGCGCGGCGGGCGGAATTGCAAGCGATGGACCAGATGAACGAGGCCATCGTTCAGAACGCCAACCAGCAGGTGGCGGCGATCGCTGCCGGCTACAACAAGCAGATCGACATTGCCAAGACCGCCGATGCAGAACTCGTGGCGGAAACCAAGAGCACGATGGAGTCCCTGATCTCGGCCAAGGAAAAGGGCGTCAACCTGCTCAAGGACTTGGTGAAGGAAGCCGACAAAGAGATTCAAAACTCGCTCAAGCGGTCTGCCGAGATCAAGACCAGCATGGAGGATATGAGTTTTGACTTTGCCCAGAAGCACGACAATAAGGGCGACTATTACCATCAGAAGGAAGACGAATCACGGGCCATGCAACTTGCTCGCCAAGGGGCGAGCCAGTTGGCCAATGCCAAGTCGCCTGAAGAGGAGCAAGTCGCCCAGTCTACGATCAAGCGGGCGGAAGCCTATGGCAAGATGGCGATGGCGGCCGCGCAGAAACTCGGCACGCTTTCCGCTGAAAGAGAGGCCGAAGGCTACCTCCTCAGCATCCAGCAAGAACGCTTGAAGGGCGAGGAAAGATTCCGCGCACTCAAGGACCAGCAGGCGATGGCGGCGCGGGGGGCGCAGGCCAAGGAACAGGCCGACGCCAACCAGATGCGGACCTTGATGAAGAAGATCGTCGAGGAGTCGAGCACCTTCGACAAGAAGGGCGACCCGATAGACGCGAAGAAGCGCAAAGAGAACCTTGAGAACGTCGCCAAGGACATGGCCAGCTTTGAGAAGCTGGCCTTTGGCACCGGCAACTGGGACGTGTCGAAGTACATCAACTTCACGGAATTCCGCACGAAGATGATGGACAACATGAAGGGTGCCATCTCGGACGTGCAGATCGAGAAGCTCCGTGTCGCCCCGGACACGCTGAAGAACATCAATGAAGTGATTACCAAAGGACTGGGGATCATCGAACTCTACAAGCAGTTCACCGGCGATAAGGTCGATTTCACCGGCAAGACCGAGCCCGAGGCCCGTCAAGCGGTACTCGAATACTTGAAGAAGGAGCGTGAAGGCACGGACAAGTGGCGGCAATCGCTGGCCGACGTGGACAAGGGATACCGCGAGATTGCTACTCAAGCTGCCAAGATCAAGGGCCTTACGGAAGTCGTGGACGACCCCGCCATCAACCGGGCCAGGCAGATGACCAATGGGGCAAATCCCCTGTCTTGGATGCGTTATGACGACGCCATGCAGGATCGGAACAAGATCAATAAGGACATTGGCTTCTATTCCGAGCATCCCGGAGCCATGACGCCGGATGCGATGAAGGATTTGGCTCAGAGGGCGTCTGAGTTTGGCAAAAACGCACCGACTGGTTTCGGTTTCGACGTTGAGGGCATCAACAAGAGCATGGAGGCCCTGAAGAAGATTCTCGACTTGTACGAGGAGATCATCAAGAAGAAGGAAGCCGCAGCGGCCATGAACGTCGAAGGAAAAGCCGAACAAGGCCAGCAGCACTTGAACAGCTTGGCGGACGCACGCCCCATCACCAGCATCGAGGAGGCGGCGCATCACACCGAGCATATCAACGACCTCTTCAAGCAGGCCGACGACGCGAACATCCCCGGCTTCAACCGTGGACTCGAAGAAGCCAATGACCGCTTGCAGGAAATGAAGCGGAATGCGGAGGCATTGAAGAATGCCCTCCCCAGCACCGCAAACGGCGCTGCAACGGTCCCGGCCGGCGGTGGTTCCATGCCCAACAGTGCCCACGGCGGCACGGCCTGGAACTTCCTGGCCGATGGCGGTACGCCGCGAGGTACGGACACCCTGCACGCCATGCTCTCGCCCGGCGAGGTCGTGATGAACGCACACGCCGCACGGACGTTCGGGGCGCAACTCACGGCCATGAACGCCAACGTCAAGCCGAGCTACCACAGCCACGGCGGCAGCGTCACCAACGTGGGCGACATCAATGTGAATGTCCACGGCGGCGGTAGCGACCGCAACCTGGGCAGGACCGTGGCCACGGAAATCCGACGCGAATTGCGTCGTGGCTCCTCGACGCTTTCGTAAGGCTTCGACAAAACCGGCAAGGGCTCGTAGGTGCCCGCACCTACGAGCCCTTATTTTTTGCATTCAACCAATCTCTGGGAGAACCCGACAATGAAAGACAACCTGAACATGGGCCAGTCCGCTGGCGTCGAATTGGTGCGTGCCCCGAAGTCGCTTTCGGACAACGTGAGCCCCAAGGGGCGTTTCACGGTCGAGCACTGGCGCGGCGGCGTGAAAATCGCCGACTACGAGTTTCCGAACTTCATCACCAACGAAGGCCGCACCCTTCTGTTGAACCTGATGTTCGCCCATACCGGCACGCAGATCACGTCCTGGTATATGGGGCTGGTGGACACCGTGAGTTTCTCGACTTACAACCAGACCGACTCCTACGCCCAGATCGGCGGCACCAACGGCTGGAAAGAGAACACCGCCTACACCGACGACCTGAACAGCGGCAACGCGAACACGCGGCCGGCATGGGGTGCAGGTGCAGCGACGGTCAACACCAACGTGGCCCAGGTCACGAATGCGACCACGGCCGTCTTCGACATCACCAGCAGCGGCGTGATTGCCGGGCTCTTCATCTGCGGCGGCATCACCGCCTGCCAGACGAAGAGCGACCACACCACGGGCGGGACGCTCTGGTCCGCCGCCGCTTTCACGTCAGGGAACGTGACGGTGCAGAACGGCGACCAGTTGAAGGTCACGTACACGGTCACGGCTTAACCGATCTCTCCCTCGCTCGGCCAGGGGCCGGAGTCAAATCCGGCCCCTGGCCTTGTTCAAACTTGGAGTTCATCGTATGACCGTCGTTGCCTCGAATTACTGCCTGCGAAAATGCCCCTTGACCCTTAGCGGCTCGCTCGTCAGCGAGACGGCCACCTATGCCGTACTCTTTGACGGCAGCGGCGATACGTCGAGCTTCGGCACCCGACTGCCCGACGAACTCTTCATGCTCTGCCAGGGCAACGGTGGCGACATTTGCTTCACGCTTGATTCGGCGGGCGAGATTCCCTTGCCCGTGGAGTTGGTGGCGATCAATACCTCGGCCAAGACGGCGGAAATCTGGGTTGCCGTGCCGCTCACCGCCGGCACCAACCTCACGATCTACGTCTGGTATCAGAGCAACAGTGGCACGCTGGCACAGCCCGCTGCCACGGCCGCCAATGGCAGTCAGGCCGTCTGGTCGGCGGTCGGCAACATGGTTGCCGTGTACCACTTCGGCACGCCCTCGGCGTGGTCGGGCCTGGACTCCACGAACAACGACAATAGCATCACGGCAGGCGGCAACCAGGGCACCGCCGGCACCGGGAAGATCGGCGGGGATACGCTGGTCAATTGCGGCGGCAACTACGTCGCCACGGGCTCGGGCAATAATCTGCCGATGGGCGGTGCGGCCCGCACCCTGCAAACGTGGTTCAAAATCAATCAGTCGGGCAACACCAACCGCGCCCTCGGCGGCTGGGGGCAGAACGTGAATCTCCCCGGTGGCAACGGCGACCGTTGGAATCACTGGTACTGGGGTGGCTCGTCCGGTCAGGTCGGCGTGGAGACTGAGGGCCAGGCCGTACAGATCAACTGGACCCCCGACAGCAATTGGCACTCCTTGGTGTCTGTCAATCCTGCCTCGAACACCACGCAACAGAATATCTTGATGTTCCTTGATGGTGCGTCGGCTACGGTTGCCGGTTACGGCACGGGCTATGGCGACACCTTCAATACGTCCGGCACCTATATTGCCATCGGTTCGATACCCGGCTACGGCGGCGGTCAGTATTTCGCCCCTGGCGAAATCGACGAGTTCCGCATCTGCGCCGTCGCCCGCTCGGCGAACTATCTTGCCACGGACTATGCGGCCCAGAGCAGCAACGCGCTTATCACCGTGGGCACGCCCACGGCGGCGGGAACGTCGTCGGTGGTCAACCCCGCCTCGTGCCTGCGCGTCTGCCCCTTGACGATCAACGGCACGCTGGTGGCCGAGTCCGCTGTCTACGCTGTGCTCTTTGACGGCAGCGGCGACGTGTCGAAGTTCGGCACCCGGCTACCCGACGAACTTTTCACGCTCTGCCAAGCTGACGGCGGCGACATTTGTTTTACCCTGGACGCAGCGGGCACGGTTCCGCTCTCGGTCGAAGTAGTAGCGCTCAATGCGACCGCCAAGACAGCCGAGATTTGGGTCGCTGTGCCGCTGGTGGCGGCCACCGATCTTACGATCTACGTCTGGTATCAGAGCGGCAATGGCCGCTTGCTTCAGCCCGCAGCCACGGCTCCTAATGGCAGCCAAGGCGTGTGGAACGGTTTCACCGGCGTGGGCGGCGGCGATAACCTCGTGGCCCTTGTCAGCCATGATGGTGGGGAGACGGACTCCACGGGCAACGCTTCGCCGGTGGATTATCTGACGAACTTGACCGCAGGCCAAATCGGCACGGCGACCAGCTTCAATCAACCCGCTATCGTCAATGCGATTGCCACGCTCAACGCCGCTGGTTTTGTCAATACCTACCTTGGTTTCACCGCCCAGCTTTGGCATGAATACACGGCCGTCAAGGACTATGGTGTCCTTCTGCGCATCGGCATGAGCGGCTTGAGCGAGTTCATGCTGGCGACCGGCGAGATTGGCAGTCCCAGCCTGGCAGGCAACACGCTTTATTCCGGGTTCAGAGGCTACAACGCGCTAGTCTCTAACTCTTCTGTCGTTGCCCTCGACAACAACCAAAACAGTTGGCATCAGCTTGCCGTCTCCTACAACGGCGGCGGACAAGGAACGCCCACGAACTATATCTATGCTGTTGACGGGAGCCCCCTCGCCGTGAGCCAATATGGCGGTATCGGCGGCGGCTCCGGCACGGGCATTGTGATGGGCAACGATAGCAACGGCTCCGGCCAGTTTGTCGGCAACCTGGATGAAGTGCGGATCACTTTTGTGGGCCGCTCGGCGAACTACCTTGCCACGGACCACAGCATTCAAAGTAGCACGTCCCTGGTGACGGTCGGCACGCCGACGACGGCTGCGGCCACGACCGGCAGCACGAGCGATTTGATCTTGTCCCCGGTGCGCCGGGAACAATTCGAGAACCTCTCGGCCTCCCAACTGGCAAGCGCGGCCCTGGCGACAGCCACCACGATTACCGTGACGGATGGCAGCCAGTTTCCGACCGGCGGCGATTTTCGCCTGCTGGTGGACCAGGAAATCATGCTCTGCGTGGCGGTTGCCAGCAACGTGTTGACGGTCCTTCGGGGCCAGGAAAACACGGTGGCAGCGGCCCATGTCAGCGGCGCGGTCGTGGCCCACATCCTGACCCAAGGCTCATTGCAAACTCTGCTGCAAGACAACGTGCCCTACACGAGCACCTTGCAGCGGCCCTTCCGTCTGGTAGACGCCCTCGGCAACCCCTTGGGACTTTCCGATTTCGGCATCATCGCCCAGGTCGGGGGCGGATGGGTTCGACAGGTTGACAGCACGATTGAAGTCGCGTTGCGTTACGGCAACGGCAGCTATCACGCCGTTTGCCTGACACGCCCGCTCCCCGCCTCGTCGCAAGTCACGGCCTGCGTAACAGGGCTTAGCACGACCTGGGGCGGTACTATTCTCTCCGATGTTGGCATTGGCCTGATAAATCTGGCGAGTTTTCAGCAGGCGGCTGGCGGCGGCGGCAATGGAAGGCTCATAACGTGCTGGTTTGCCAATGAAACGAAACTCACGGTAGCGGAGTGGCTCGCCACGAACAATCGGGGCAGCATAGCTTACAACGGCGGGGATTTCAGCAGTGTTTCCCGGCTGTGGCTGCAAGTCCGAGTCAACGGCGATGGAACGTCGTCCTACAGTGTTTCGGCGGACGGTGTGCATTGGACGCTTCTCAGCACCTATGCAGCCACCAGCCCGGCGCTCGATACCGTGGTCTTTTGGGCCGGCACGCAGAACTATTCGCAGGAAACCGGAACCCTCTTGGCATGGGACGAAGGGGCTTGAAGCATGAGACGCGAACAACTGATGAATAATGCGGCCACGACGCTGACGGTTGGCGTCGATGGCGCGGCGACGGTCCTTTCCGTGGCTAGCACGAGCGTCCTGCCCACTGCCGGCGATTTTCGCCTGCTCGTGGAGAAGGAACTTGTGCTCTGCACGGCCGTCACCGGCAACACTCTGACCGTTGTTCGCGGGATTGAAGGGACCACGGCAACGTCCCATGCCAGCAGCGCCGCCGTGGTCCATGTCCTGACCCAAGCTGGCGTCCAGGCGTTTCTCCGGGACAATATCCCACTGGTCGATACGCAACCGCCCCTTCGGCTCACGGATAGCGACGGCAATCCCCTGACCGCCAGCAGCTTTACCGTGATTAAGAGCGGGAGCACTCCCTGCATTAAGCAGCTTGGGCCAACAATCACCGTCAACCGGCGTGGAACGAATGGCAGCAATTATGCGACATGGTTGACTCGCCCCTTGCCGTCGCCGTTCCCTTACGTGGTGACTGCGTGCGTGGGCGGAATGGGAGTCTCCGGGGCGGCTAATCTGAATGCCGGCCTGGGACTCTGCAATTCAACCACCGGCGTCGGTGTCGCCCTGTTGTACTCGCCGATCACTTCCCAGTTGACCGTGCAGCAATTTAGCGCTGTCGGCACGGCCAGTGCCGCGACCTGGGGTAACACGAACTGGGGGAGCACCCCTGTCGTCAGTTTCTTGCCGCGAATGTGGCTGCGGCTTTGCTGCAACGGGGTAACGGCGGTCTTTAGCGTATCCAGCAACGGTCTGACCTGGGTGCCGATCCAG